ATCAATGGCGAAGGCATGGGTAGGGGCGTCCAAATGACTATTCAACAGTTTGGGCCTCATCGCGTTCGCCACGGTAACGTCATGGACCGGGCCGGTATTGATGCCCTCATGGATGGGGACGCTGCCGACATCTTTTATTCAGACCCGCCGTGGGGTCAGGGCAATCTGAAATACTGGTCAACGATAAACAAGAAAATGACCGGACAGGTCATGGAACAGCCCCCGCTGGACGACTTCCTCAACGCTATCTTTGACCTCGCGGCTCACTACACTCAGGATTATCTGTGTATCGAATACGGATGCCGGTGGCTGGACGCTATTCAGAAACACGCGACTGACCGGGGTTTTACGCCCCTCGTGGTCGTGGATATCCAGTATCGCAGCGGGGCCAAGATGCTCCCACTTCATCTGCATGTCTTCTCTAAAGGCGGGATGCCCCTCCCCCCGGGCTACGTCGCCTCGGTGGCCGGAACGCATGGCTATGACTGTATAGCCAAGGCGGTTAAGCCCCTTGCGGAAATGGTCAAGAAAAAGAGCAGCGACCCGATCATCATGGACCCATGTTGTGGCATGGGGTACACGGCAAGATGCGCTCTCGAATTCGGGTTAGACTTCCGGGGCAACGAACTCAACGAAAAGCGTCTGGCCAAGACCATTGCCCGGTTTGGCAAGATCAAGTAGGGGGTCCCCTTGGACAAAATCCCATATCACAGTGCCCTTAAACAGGGAAAAGGCGAAGAGGCCGAACCCCTTCAAGGGGTCCATACCGACGCGCAGGGGAACACTTGTTTCGTTTGGGACGTAACCACCCCCGACATCCCAGAAGCCTACCTGACGTGTGACCTGATCTACGCAGAGCCGTCTTGGCCCGGGGGGCTAGAGCGGTTCGATGCTCGGGCCGGGGTCAAGACTGACTCTTATGCTGCATATGCCGGGGCTATCGCATCCTTTATTGAAAGGCTGAATAAGCCGACTGTCATGTTTGTGGGGGCCAATGCGCTTAGGCACACTCCCCCGCCTGACTTTACGGTCAGCGCGATCCTGAATGGCAACAAGGTTCAGGCGGCTTTCTGGAACGGGGCCTTTGCTACGGGGAACAGCAATCAGGAAATCATCCGAAACCTAGCAAAACGCTATGATAGGGTAGGCGACTTCTGCTGCGGGTATGGGACAACTGGGCGGCTGTTTATGGAAGCTGGAAAGACCTGCGTTCTGACGGATTACAACGCGAACTGTTGTGGCTATATCGCGCAGGAAATGAAGGGCTGGGGCGCATGAAAATCAACATGAAAGAGAACGTATATGAGGCGGCGTTACAGCGCATCGAATACCTCTTCGAACAATTCGATACGGTCTATGTTTCATTCTCTGGGGGGAAGGACAGCACGGTAGTTTTGAACCTCGCCTTGGAAGTGGCCGAACGCCTTGGGCGACTACCCCTCCGGGTATTCTTTCTGGATCAGGAGGCCGAATGGCAGGCCGTGATTAACTATGTCGAAACGGTTATGTATGATCCTCGCATCGACCCCTACTGGCTACAAGTCCCTTTCAAACTGACCAACTCTACCTCCGAAACGGAAAATTACCTGAATTGCTGGGACCCCGAAAAAGAGGCGGTCTGGATGCGTGAGAAAGACCCGGTGTCAATCAAAGAAAATACTTTTGACGAAACCCGGTTTCACATGATGTTTCACGCGATCATGGCGAAGTGGCACCCTGACGAAAAGGCCTGCATGATTGGCGGCGTCCGGGCGGAAGAAAGCCCGGCCCGATATCAAGCCCTGACCACGAACCCGAAGTATCAGCACGTCACATGGGGGAAGCGCCTGAACAAGGACAAGCACCCGCACTGGACGTTCTATCCGATTTATGACTGGTCCTACAAAGACGTTTGGAAATACATCCACGACAAGGCCCTGCCCTACTGCCTGATCTATGATTATTTCTATCAGCATGGCGTCAATGTCCGGGACATGCGGGTGTCTAGCCTGCACCACCAAACTGCCGTCCGGTCCCTCTACTACCTCCAAGAGATTGAGCAAGAAACGTGGGACAAGATGGTGCGCCGCATCGGGGGTATCCACGTTACTCGGAACATGGAAATGGGTGAAATGTTCAAGACGATAAAGACACTTCCTTGGATGTTTCGAAGCTGGTCTGAATACCGGGATCACCTTCTGGACAAGCTGATTACGAACGAAGAGACAAAGGCAAACTTCAAGGCCCGCTTCGACAGGGACGATGCCTTCTATGACCTCATGCTCAACCCCGACCGATATGTGAAGGTGCATATCACAACGGTCCTCGCCAACGATACTGACTTTACCAAACTGAATGACTTCTACGTTCAGCCTCGCGTCCGGGAATACACGAAGTGGCGCAAGGGTGGCGAAGTGAAACGGGAATTTGCTCAGTGGATCAGAGAAGAATACCATGCCGACATCAAGTTCGTGAAAGGACGCTGATATGAACTCCGCCTTGGACCAAAGCCTAGACGAACTCCTGACCGGGTTAGACGCGGTAAGCGACGATGAGCGGTTGGACGCCATCGAAGCCATCCGGGAAAAGCTGCATCTGGTCAGCCCGCTAAAAAGCCAACCAGTTGATCGTATCAGGTGGGTCCCTATCGAAATGGTGTCCCCGAATGACTACAACCCCAACGCCGTAGCCGAAGTCGAAATGAAGCTGCTGTATCACTCCATTAAGAATGATGGCTATACTCAGCCTATTGTTACGATATGGGATGAAGAGGCCGGGGTCTTTGTAATTGTGGACGGCTTCCACCGCTATTATGTCTGCAAGATGAATGAAGATATTCGAACCCGGAACAACGGGCGGCTACCCATTGTTGTAATTGACAAAGGGATCAATGACCGGATGGCCTCTACCGTCCGACACAACCGCGCCCGGGGGAAGCACTCAATAGCTGGTATGTCCAACATGGTGTTTTCGATGCTGGATGAAGGATGGGGCGATGCGGATATCTGCAACGAACTTGGCATGGAAGCCGGGGAACTAGCCCGCCTAAAACATATCAGCGGCTTTTCAAAGCTGTTCGAAAAGGCTGAATACAGCAAGGCTTGGAAGTCCCGCACTATGATCCGGGCGGAAAAGAAATTACGGGACGCCAAAGGTTGACGCTTGCAACTAGGGGGTGGGCCGTTCTATGATGCGGTGCACCTAAGATCACGGAGACGCTAGGATGGCTGTCAAAATTGTTGGGTCGGATAAGGCTACGGCCTCTTCCACTGGGTCCATGTTAAAGAAATACCCACAGATCAAGCTGGAGCAGCTAGAAGTCTTTGGACGGCTACGCATGACTCACCTCCAGATAGCAGAGTACTACGGCGTGCCCACAAGGTCCGTGACCCGCCTCATGGGCTATTCGGAAGCTAAGCAAGCCTATAGCCGGGGCCGTGCTGAAACCGTTGTAGCGGTCAGGCAGAAACAGCTTCAACTCGCACTCGGGGGGAACATCACTCTCCTGCTCCACGCGGGGTTTCACTTTGCGGATCAAGAGAAGGATGCGACACTTATCCCTCAGACGGATTTGGAACCGTCACGTTTCTCGTGGGATGCTGAAATGAAGAAGCGCCTAGCAGCCGCCCGTGAAGAGATAGGGCAGGCGGATACGGGGTGAACGCCCTTCTGTCTCATTTGAAATCTATCGAACAAGGCCTGATCCAAGGGTACAACCTTGATCTGGTAGTAGAAGAGGGGCAGGGGATCGAAGACCTGTCCAAGCGGCTTCTGTTCTATGATAAGATGTTGGCGACGGCAGAGGCCCTGTATAAAGCCCAGCAGTACGAATTTGAAGTCCCGGTAGACCCAGCGACTTTCCTTGACGACCCTTACTTTATGGGGGCCAAGGAGACGCTATGGCCTGCCCTCCGGGAAGAAATCCTCGAAGCCTGTTCTGGGCGATACATCGAAGCTGTATTTACCGGGGCTATCGGGACCGGGAAGACCACCGCCGCCCTCTACATACTGGCCTACTTCCTCTACCGCCTTATGAACCTACGGAACCCGCACAAGGTTTATGGGCTGGACCCTGCCTCGGAAATCGCTTTCGTCATGCAGTCGGTGACCGGCGGCACGGCCTTCACGGTTGACTACATGCGCTTCCGCCGGATGCTGGAAGGGTCTCCTTGGTTCAGGGAAAATGCACCCCATGAGAAAGACCGCAAGGCCACGATCCAGTTCGTTGGCCGTCCCATCTTTATTCAACCCCTACCCGGCACCGAGACAGCCGCCATTGGTGAGAACGTGTTCGGGGGCCTGATTGACGAAGTAAATCACATGAAGGTGACTCAGCAGTCCTCAAAGAAAAAGGACGGGGAAACTCACGACCAGATGCTTGAAAACTACCGGGCTATCGCGCGCCGCCGGGAAAGCCGGTTTCAGCGGACAGGCGAAGTGCCGGGTATGCTATGCCTTGTCGGCTCGGCCAACT